AACGCCCGCCCAACGCGGGCGCATTCGTTTAAGGAGTCAATATGGAACAACTGAACGCGCTTATGTCTTTGTTCATCCCCGTTTCGGCCATTGTCTTTGGCATGGTGGAATTTCTTAAAAATGCGCTCAATCTGAACGGGCCTGTTGTCACTGTGGTATCGTTCATCACCGGCGCGGTAGTCGGTGGGGCGGTATTCATCGCCTACCAATTCCCGCAAGCGCAAATTTACGTTTATGGCGCGCTGTTCATTCTAACAACCGGCCTGGTATCCAGCGGGTTCTACAAGTTCTCTAGCACATTCCGACGCTAGATGTAGCCCTGATTGGAGAGGGATAGACCATGAGCATACCGCCAGAAATCGCGGCAGAATTCCCTATCATCGCCATTATCATCATCATCGTAGCCGCGTTATTTAGTGGGTTCGCATGGCTGTTGAAATGGCAGAGCGGCGAGCGCGAGAAACAGACCGCCGAATTCGAGAAACGCCAAAACGCGATGATCGAGGCGCAGGCCAATTTGCAGAACTCACTCACATCCTGGCAGACACGCGAGAATGCTGCTTGGCGTGATACACTCAAAACGGTGGTAGAGAATCAGAACCAATTAGCGCAGACGCTCAAAGAAACTCAGGCGGCTATTTGTAAATCCATAGATCACCTTGAGGATCGTGTCGAGAATTTGCGAGGACAATTCAAATGACAGCAACAGGCATTGATATCAGTTCATATTCAGGCAACTGGAACGCCCAAAAGACGCGGGATGCGGGCTTCGAGTTTGCCACCATCCGCGCCGCGACATGGGATTTGAAACCACTGGTAGACCGCAATTTTGAAACAAACTACCTGAAGGCGGAGAAGGCTGGCCTCTGGCGCTGGGTTTACGCCTGGACAAATCCGCGTGCCCCATTGACGCCGCAAGCTGATCTATTTACGACAGTTTGCAAGGGGGCGGAGCCGGAGCTAGGCTACCTTTTGGATCTCGAAGATTACAAAAATTGCAAAGGCTGGCGCGGCGTGATGAGCGCCTACCGTGCGCAATGGCTGGAGCCAGTAGCCGCGGCGGTGCAACAGACACCCGCGATCTATGTCAATAAATCCTATGCCGACTCGTATTTCGTGCGCCCCACCAAAATCAGCGCAGGCGATTTGTGGCTGATGAACTATCCATTATGTATTGCCTCCTGGGGTGGCATTGCCCCCTCCATCCCCTGGCCCTGGCTGCCGGGACAATGGGCCGCCTGGCAGTGCACTAACGACAAAACCTCGGGGCCGCATTTCGGCCTTGAAAGCCAGGAATGCACGTTATATATTTCACAGGCGGAGATGTACTAAATGACCCACATCCGCCGCATCAAAACAGTACGCCATCCACGCACAGCGCAGGAAGCGCAAATAATTATCGAAACTGCTGACGGCAAGGTTTTCCAACCATCGAAAGCCGCGTTGGATACTCTTGCCACGCCAACAGCGGTCAAAGCCGAGGCCGAAAAGGCGCTGGGCAAACTGGATGATCTGTTCATCCACAAGAATCGGGATGGATCGTGGGCGGTGGCAACCGGCGCAGCTCCAGCAGTGTGGCCGGAGGATGAACCAAAGGAGATCATAAAATGATTATTTTTAGCATAGATCACGAAGCTGGCGAATTGTCAGAATTTGTGGCAATTGTTCCTAATAAACAATTCCTCATCGAAGAGGGGTGGAGTGAAAAGGAAATTCAGGATTTGTATGATCCTGATAACTGTTCCGATGCTGAATATATCGGAATTGCGATATAAAAATATGATCTGGATCGCCATTGGGCTTGTAGTCATCTTTGACATTTGGGCGTGGACATGGTTTGTCGCGGCCAAACGCGGCGACGCATGGCGAGGCGAACCATGAGTGTCATTGTCAACATCACGCATGAGATCGGAGACCTCTCCGAGTACACCTCCACCGTAACCGATGGCGGGGATTTGAGCGTTGAGTCGGCGGCGGCGCTGGTAGGTACTAAAGGCTTGCAGTGTGTGATTGACGACACGACTGCGATCTATGGCGCAAAAACAGGGCTAAATAATACCAGCGGTAAAGCGAGAGCGAGATTTTATTTTAACCCAAAAACGCTTGCAATGGGAAGCGGCGAAAAACTCCTTCTACTGGTTTTAGCCAATGCCGCCGTCAACGCCGCTGCGATGGTTTGGGTAATCTACGCATCATCAGCATACAAAATCTATGCACAACTGATTACTGACGTTCCGACAGCCATTTCCACAGCAAATTACACCATTACCGATGCACTCCATTACATCGAAATTTACCTACAACGAGCTGCAACAAATGTAAGTTCGGACGGGTCGCTGCAACTATGGATTGATGGAGTTGACAAGGAAACAATCACGGGGAGAGATAATTACGATAAATTCGCGCAACTAGCTCAAACATCATTTGGCTCAGTAGCTGCTGCTGGTGCAGGCACATCCGGCACGTTTTTCCTGGATGATCTGGTGGTCAATGATGATGGCGGCGAGATTGGGCCAGCAACCACACCGATCACGATCACCTTGACCACTGCCTCTGCAATTGCTGGGGGCATTGCCTTGACTGTTACGAAAGGCGCGGTATCGAAGGCGCTCAACACGGCAGCGCTCACTGCTGGTGGACAGATTACAGATATTCAGCCTGGCGCAATTAGCAAGACCTTGAGTACCGCTGTTGTAACTGCGAGTGGCCCGATTACAGACGTTATTCCTGGGGCGCTCTCTAAGCTGCTGGCTACCGCCGCTCTTACCGCATCTGGGCAGGCGACAAGCATTCTCGCTGGAGCCATTACCAGGGATTTAGCGACTGCTATTCTAACGGCAGCGGGGCAGGCCAGTGACATTCAACCCGGCGCTATTTCTAAGACACTTGCAACGGCAGCTTTGCTTGCCGAAGGCGAGATCATAGATGTATCCAGTGGAGCGATGATTACGCTGAATACCGCCGCGCTTACTGCGTCTGGGCAGGTTTCGGATATTATCGTCGGTGCAATTATCAAGACACTGGCGACCGCCGCACTCAATGCAGTTGGTCAATCCGCCGATGTGCAACCAGGAGCTATCTCCACCGCGCTGGATACTGCCGCCCTCACTGCCAACGGTCAGACGATTACCGTAAGCGTTCCCATTGGCTCAGTTACGATCACTCTGGACACCGCCGCACTTATATCAGGTGGACAGACTGTTGATATTACGCCAGGTGGTGCTATAATCAATTTGGATACCGCCGCGTTGACGGCGCTAGGTATTGCAATTTCAATTGCGACCATGTTGGTTGCATTTGGTAACGACACCTATGTCCTGTTCCGAGACAAACGCGTAACCGTAACTTATCGTGACAAACGCGTTTCTGTCGTATATCAGGATAACCGCCAGGAGGCCAAATGAGTACATACATGCCGTCCAAAGACCCAAACAGCGTGGAGCCGTTTTTCGTCGTCTGGTGCGATCTGGATGGCACAAATACCGGCGTGGGAGGCGATGATGGCGAGTTGCAAGGCGCGACGATCAGCACTGTTACCTGGACTGTTCCGAGTGGGATCACGAAAGATAGTTCCAACCAGGCCGCGGTGACGATCAAAGGCGTATCCTATGCAATCAATACGGTTTGCACCATTTGGCTATCTGGCGGCACGGATGGCGCAGACTATAACCTTCTGTGTCACATCACCACCAGTGACAGCCGGACTTTGGAACAGACCATTACAATACCCGTGAGGAGCGCATGAGAACATTACAGGAATTAAATTGGCGGCGCGAATTGTGCTTGAAAGTCATCGAGGAGTTGAAGAAACTGGATGACCCACGGCGCGAGGGTGCCATGTCTGAATATAAACGGCAGCTTGCCAGCCTGGATGCGCAAATTGCTGAGGCCCAAAAACCGCCCCCGACCGTCATCGGCCTGAAAACAGCCGTTATCAAATTTTCATCCGACAAGGAGAAGGAGTAAAACATGGCTAAATTCGATGTGTCGAAACTATGCCAAAACAAGGGCGATCATTACGAGATTGACCCTGGAGTGATGTTCCCTGCCACCATTGCTCGCATTCGAGAATGGCTGGCCGGTGCGGATGTCCCCGAAATCGTGGGGGGCGACTACGCCACTGCTGTTCAATTCCAGAGAGAAGTGAAGTCAATCCCTGCCGAAGCGTGGGAATTGGCGCTTGTTCCCTATTCGCAATGCTCAGAGACGGTGCGGCTGGTACGCGCTACCGCGCTGGCATTCGCGGATAACTTTTTCTCCCGCGCGCTGTCGCTAGCGGCAGGCGGCGCGGTGCATATTCACTTTATCCGAAACGATGATTACCGAAGATAAAAAGGAAGGTGTGCCATAGCTGAAGGAGATGCCCTCGTTTTAAATAATTGTAAGGAGCAATTCTTGCTCAAAACGATAGACTGCGATACCGACACATTCCGTGTGGCTTTGTATTCCGTTGCACTCAACAGTCCAGACGGAGCAGCGATAGCCTACACCACCACCAACGAGATTGTAGCCAGCGGTTATACTGCCGCGGGCGCGCCTGTTCTTGTTCCTGTCGTGACCCAGGACGACACCAACAACTGGGGTAAGTGGGATGATAACGGGACTAACATTGTCTGGACAGCTCTGGCAGCAGCGACCATCCTCGAAGCGCGGTTATACGATGATACCACCGCGACCAAGTGGGTGTTGATCCTGTGGGCGATTGCCACTAATTCCAATGGCGGGGACTACACCTTGGCATTTGGGGCAAACGGGATTATGACTATCTCGTGAGGCAGATATGCCAAAAGCTGATACCCGCGCAGTTGAGATACGCGCAGAAGTGCGCCAAATCCGCACAATGGCGGATCATACCGTTAATGTGGTTTTGAATTTGCCCGAGGACTGCCTGGAGCAAGCAAAAGCCCTGCTTGGCTGGCAGGGCGATGAGATCAAAGCAGTGATGGAGAACGTTACGACTCGAACTTGATGAGGTAGTCTGCAACGTCGAACAATTGCAGACGCCCGGTGTACCTTACAAATTTACACGGACGCGGGTTGGTCAACACCCACCCGACTGCGCCATCACGATACCAACCTATGTCAAACGTGCTTGGTAGTTCGCCGGGTTTTGGTGAGATGAAATTTTCCCCACATCCCTGGATCATCCCTACCAGGTTGACGACGCCCATAATCCCGCCTATCGGAAACGCCGCAGGCCATGCGTAGCTGTGCGTTACGCAAAACGCCCGCACCTCGCGCATGTCCGCGACCGCGAACGTCATGGATGCGTAAATTGCCAGAGGCCCACGGTGGTTCGTGGGCCAGGAGCGATTTTCGATGTTCTTGGCCCCGCTCACGATGAGCGAGGCCCAGGGCTGCCGGACTGCAAGAGCTTTCATTTACCACACACTTCCAGGAGCATGGATGCTCAGCTTGTCAATATATTTTTCCTTGATGTACAGGGTGACAGCAATTTCGTGATTGGTTTCGACTGCTTTCCGGGTATTTTCGTCTAGCGCCGAATTCGCGATTGCCGCATTAATGTGTTGAGCGCTATCGAGCGCCAACAGACTGGCTACTTTGTCGAGTGCTTCTGATCGTTTCATTTGTGCCTCATCCCCGGTTTGACCGCCAGCCGGGGGAAGGGATAGGATTATGATTTTGACTGATACAACTTGTAAGCTTCTGCCTTGCCGGACAATTGCGCCAACTCACCATTGCGTACCTGGTAGTAGTCAGGGGCTGAGTTTTGCGGCTTGCGAAAATCCTTCTGGCCGCGGGCCACAATGTCACTCTCATCGCAGACGACAATCAGCAATCCCTCGCCGCCCGTGCGTGAGTCACCAACCCAATCGCCCCAGCAAAAATTGCCTTTGGGGGTGGAAAAATCCACTGTCGCAATCCAGGGTTTGCCGTACCTGCGCTGGTTGTATGATCCGGTTTTGATCTCGATTTGTGTAGTCATTTTGATCCTTGTGTCGGGGTGAACGCTCCCGACATCTATATAATAGCAAATTATTTGTAACCGTCCTAGTGCCATTTGTAACCTGGATGTAATAGCCTGTAATAAATAATTTATGACAAACACCGTTGATTATACTCATCCACAGTGGATCGAGCGCCGAAAACCAAAGTCCAGCGCCGATCTGCTGGACGTTGCCAGGGGCATAACTGGTGATAAATTGCTGCTCAGCTTTAGCGGCAAAGACTCGCTTGCTATGTGGCTGTATCTGCGCGAGAACGGTTTCAGCATCATCCCCTATCTTCTCTATACCGTTCCCCTGCGAATTGACGTTGAGATGAGAGAGTATTACCAGGATTTTTTCGGGCAGAAAATATATTTCCTGCCGCATCCAATTTTTTATCACATGCTCGCTCTAAATCGTTTCCAGCCTCCTCATATCGCTGCCAGGCTAACCAAACTTGATCTCCCATTTTATGATTTCAAGGCTATCGAGGACGTGTTGGCCTCTGAGAACGGTATGGAGAATTACCTTTCCGCGGTCGGGTATCTTGCCGGGGATCAAGCGGGGCGACGTTCGTTCATTGTCCGTAGCGGGCCGATTGGTATAACGAACAGAAAATATTATATGGCTATCTGGGACTGGAAAGCATCTCAGGTCATGGATAAGATGCACCAATATAAGGTAAAATTGCCTTATCATTATCGCGTTTGGGGAAACACTGGCACAGGCAGGCCCTATGAATATCTTGGACTGAAGGAGCTTGAGAAGTTTTGTCCAGACGATTATGAGTTGCTCTTGAAGTGGTTCCCGCTCAAGTCAGTAGAAAAGTTCAGGTATGAGGTTGTCAATGAGTACGCGAAAAGCCATTCCAGAAATTAAGAAAAAGTTGGTGGTTAAGCACAAGAAAATCAACAGACGTTTACCGGATTTTGATTCGCTCTTTAATTCTGATATTGATCCTCTCCCCGATTTTGTTCCTGGGGATTTGCAAGCGAGCGCGGATCGTGAGGTTAGCGAAATTGAACGCACCATTGCGGCGAACCGTAAAGCATCTCATGATCGTTTTCTTTTAGCCACTGATAAAGAATACTATTTCTTGGTTTGTTTTCAATCCAAGCCTCAACGCGATCAATTCATCGAGTGTGTTGGATGGCAGAGTATTCAGCATAATGGTTTGTATGTCAATGGTCTGGAATTAGCGGACTTACTCGGTGTAAAGTTAGGCATCATCGAAATGGAACCGCGTAAACTTCGCACCGGTAAGAAGAAATTTATAAAAGAGGAGGTAATAAGCCATGCCTAGAATTCGACTTAAGCAAGGCGCTATTGCACGCGGCGGCCCGGAACGTGCTGGGGACGAATAAGTATTCATAACTATATGCCGGAGTGGTATTTACCGCTCCGGCCATGCAATTTGCAACCGAGTTGCCTATGCCTGCTGGAAGAAAATCAATCCTGACAGATGGGGTGATAGATAAAATTTGTGAGGCGCGCTCGATTGGCGCGACTTATGAAATTGCCGCGGCTTATGCCAAAGTATCTGAGCCGTCTTTGATGGGGTGGATAAGAATTGGCGAAGAACTTCAAAAGCGGATTGAGGCGGGTGAAGAATTCATTCAAACTGAGCACGAAGCCAATATATTAATTTTTTTGAGGAAAATAGCCATTGCTGAGAACATGGACGACATGAATTTGTTGTCTGTGATTGACAAGGCCGCTGCCGCAGACCCATCTTGGGCTGAGAAGCGTTTACGTTGGAAGCATCGTAAAGATTTCAATTTGCCGGTATCCGTAGAGCACAGCGGCGAGGACGGCGGGCCGATTGTGCATGAGGTGATATTTACAGATGGCCTTAGTGACGGTAGACAAAACCGGGAAAGCGACAATAGCGCTCCATCCGGGCCAAATCAAAGCCCACAATAGCGACCGCCGTTTTGTGTTTGTTGTGGCCGGTACGCAGAGTGGCAAAACGAGTTACGGCCCGTGGTGGTTAGCACGCGAGATTTGCAAATGCGGCGCGGGTGATTACCTGGCCGTAACAGCCACGTATGATTTATTCAAGCTCAAAATGTTACCGGAGATGAGACGGGTATTTTGTGAGTATATGGGCTGGGATTGGCAAGCCAGCGACCGGGTGATTTCAAAGAACGGCACGCGCATTATCTTGCGCTCTGCCAATGCCCCCGGTGGGCTGGAAAGCGCAACGGCTAAAGCCGCCTGGCTGGACGAATGCGGACAAGACGAATTCGATCTGCAAGCCTGGGAAGCCGTACAGCGCCGTTTGTCTCTCAGTCAAGGGCGTGTGCTGGGAACCACCACGCCGTATAATTTGGGTTGGCTGAAACAACAGGTTTATGACCGGTGGACGCGTGGCGATAGCGATTATCAGGTGGTGCAGTTCAAAAGCACGATGAACCCGATTTTCCCACTGTCCGAGTATGACCGAGCGCGTGAGACCCTGCCGCTCTGGAAATTCAACATGTATTACAACGGCGAATTCACTCGCCCTGCCGGGATGATCTACGATGCCTTTGATGATACGATTTGTAAGATAGCCCCATTTGCCATTCCCGACGATTGGCCGCGTTACGGCGGGATGGACTTCGGTGGGCAGCATACTGCTGCAGTATGCTACACCGAAAATACAGACACGAAAGCGCTGTATCTTGTCAAAGAATATTTGGCAGGTGGCAAATCCATAGCCGAACACACCGCGACGCTCAAGTCCTGGGGATGCCGCGTGTGGGTGGGTGGGTCGAAATCAGAGGGGCAATGGCGGCAGGAATTTAGGGCAGCAGGATTGCCCATCCTGGAGCCATCATTCTCGGATGTCGAGGCGGGTATTGACCGAGTGTATGCCTGTCACAAAGCCAATGGTATTCTTGTTTTTGATACCCTGACGGGCTATCTTGACCAGAAAGGAACTTACTCGCGCGAGCTGGATGCCAATGGGCAGCCAACCGAGAGGATCAAGAACAAGGAAACTTACCACTACATGGATGCAGAGCGTTATATCATTGGTAAAATTCGAGGGCGAGAGCCAAGCCCCTCCGAAATGGTAGCTTTCGTATGAGGTACTTATGGCAAACATCTTAGATCGTATTACGGGCCGCGACCGCATTCAAGCGCTCGAAAGGCAGCTTGCCACACTCAAAGCCCAGGCCGAGCAATACCCCGCCTGGGCGCTGGCAACCGCTGAAGCGCGTACCTGGGACGTGCCTGATCCCGGCATCTACCAAAACCAGGCCAACTTGTACCAGAAACTCTCCTGGGTATTTCAGGCAGTGGACATTTCCAGCAACGTTGCCGCAGCGACGGAAATCGAAGTCCTGGAGAATGGCGAAGAAGTCGAGGATCACGATTTCGAGAAACTGCTGCTTCGCCCCAACCCATTGCAAACGCGTTTCGAGTTCCTCTACAACACCTACGCATTCCGCAAACTCAACGGTAACGCGTTCTGGTGGTTGAACCGACCCAATGAGAAAGCGCCCCCGGCTGAGTTGTGGCTGCTGCCACCGTCGTCCATTCGGATTGTACCGGATGGCAATCTATATATCCGTGGGTATCTGTATGATCCTGGCAATGGCGCAGAAATCCCCCTGGAGCCGTGGGAGATATT